CCCAAGAAAAACTGGAAAACATATGATACAAATACAACTTAGCATATACTAATTTATCTACAATAAAATCGCGAAACTGAAGCTCGGGATTCTCATCAAAAATTCTATTAACATTTTCTTTATTACGAAAAGCGAAAGCACGTTGTTTATTAAATTCAAGAGGTTGATCGTAATGTCTATAAGCTAAATTAATCAAAATATATACATAAGCTCCCTCTTCACGAGTGAACTCAGGATTATCAACATACTTATCGGGGTGAAATTTCAAAGCTAATCTTCTAAAATTATGATATCTCTCCTCACGACTACCTAATATGTCGCTAGGAGTTTTAGATCTTAAAATATTCATGAGCGGATTATCACTGTTACCAGTAATAAAAGACAAAATATAACGAGTAAATAATTTAATAAATTCTTTGCATGGAACTAAAAGAGAAGCAAACCATTCACCAAAAATAACAAAACCATTATAATATTCAGACCACATACCTTTCAAACCAAACAAAAAATCTTGCAATCCTTGAGAAAAAATGTCGAAACCAGACTGAGCATCGAAATACGCGTCAAAATCATCAGTATCTTGCAATATATAAGTCAAATCTTGATCATTAAGATTAGTAACCTTACGGTTATTATCTTCATTGTCCTTAATTCGATTTAATAACATACGGACGTATTTCAAAGAATCTTTCAAATCATTAACAACAACATTAGGCTTGAGATCTACGTTAGCGTTATGGTGCAAAAAAGAGTTTTCCCATCGCTTCGAGGCAATGTGATCAAATTTATAATAAGATAACTGTTGGCTAAAACCTTCACCAGGAAGGCGTTTAACCTTAATAACATGGGCTCTTCTAAACAAAGCTTCGGGTTCAGCAATGCAATCTTTAGAAGTAAATGAAGATAATCCAGTAAATTGGTTCGTAGTACATAATATAATTTTTGAGCTAAAAAACTTAGTATTCTTTTTTGAAGCGTTGGCACACTCCAAAGGATATTTAACGGGGGAGACAAAATTAATTATTGTTCTCCATTGAGATTTTCCCTGTTGACCTACATCATCCATAACAAAAACTTCTTGATTCTCATAATCATCATAAAAATCCTTACCACCCTCCGAAGGAGGAACAGAATGAACATAGATAGATTTGTTCATTTTCTTCAAAACTTCAACAAAAGAATTCATCAACACAGACTTACCACTACCTGGTTCGCCTTCAAAAACAAAACAAATTGGTTCTTCTTTAGAACTCGAAGCAAAAGTTGAAACATACTTAACTAAATTATTATTAAACAAAAGCCAAACATCTTTAAAATATTTATTATCATGGTTAGTAACATAATCATTAAACATAACATCATTTTTAACGGAATCGTGTAAGGTAGTAACCTCATGTCGAAATTCAGGTCTTAAAATAACTTCGGGATTAGTAACATATTTAGTATAAACATCAACAACCTTTTTAATCTTATCATAACACAAAATATTACCAAAAATCAAATCCATATATGTTGTTGTTGTTTCAATCAAACTAACGGGTATAAAATTAGTAGAACCTAACCAATTAAAAAAACATTTAAAAGTATTATACAAAGCAGAAATCAAACTAAAAATAAAATTAGAAGTAAAAAGTCGTTTTCCAGTCAAAGAAGCATACGTTGTTAATGTAGTCTTACAAATATCCGGAACGCCAATCAAAGAAAGGAAAACAGATAAAGTTTCATAAGTATCCCCTAAAAACTGGGGAGAAAAATTTTTTGAGAGTCTTTTATACATAGTAAACATTGTTAACATAGTAGTCAAAACTTTAGTGGGAGTGAGATATCCATCTCTAATATTTAATAACATAGTCACTAAATCTATTAACAAAAGCCAAGCATCACCATTTTTAAAAGTTTGACTAACAAATGAAGCTGATTTAGTAACAGATCGAAGAGTATTTAATAAATCAGAAAAAAAACCTTGAGCCTTAAACATACTTTTACGAATAACCAAGACCAAAACAGAACGAATCTTATACACTTTAAATTGAATACTTTGTAAAGAAGTTTCCAATAACTTGCGAGAATAATTCTGTCTAGACATTGATAAAAAAACTGAAGTCCTATAATCCAAAACGAAATGCTTACCACTACTATGGAGTGTATCATAAAAATTCACACCATCGATACTCAATCGTTCTTTTTTCATAACAGTACTTAAAATTTCTTTTAAGCCTGAGTTACCGTTGCCATTATTTAATCCATTGTAAAATCCATTTATATTATTGTTGCACTTGTCCATTTGATACATTGATCCATATTTTAATATGTTCTAACTTCACTATGCCATATTGGCTTAAACTTGCACGTGTTGCGTCATGCGTTTTACACCTGTCTTTATATTCATATAGAAAGTTCATTATCTATAATCCAATAAAGCTCAGAGGTGTGCAATCGTGGGTCACAAATTTAAGTTGTTCCAATATTAACATTACATGAAGGTTTAACAAAATAATATGGGGTAGCCGTTATTTTTCCAATAAAAAAAACGTCACGTGTGTAAGTCCGAATCTTACTCCACAAAAAAACATAACAATATTAGGGATAAATCCGAAATATTGTCGGGAAAAGAAGAGAAAAAGGAAAAAAAAGAAACGCCATAAAGGCACATTTTAACAACCGCACTATATTTCCATATAGTCCGCGCAAAGAGCGGTCTAGTCAATAATTAAGTATTGTCTAAACGAGGGGAAGCATACGTCGCTTTCATACCTTACGCCACTCTCTAAGGTGGAGCTTAATCTTAATAAATTAAAAACCTAAACTAAAAAAAAAGGAAAATAAAAAATAAAAAAAAGTTTTTGAATAAAGAAAATACTTCCTTGCTACTCATCAAGCAGTGCTAAAATCTCAAAAAGACTTCGCACCCAATCG